GCAGAAAGCACACCTGAAGTGCCTTTAATAACACCATTTAGAGTGCCTACGGTTAAACCAGACAAGTAATTAGTAGCATCTACGATGTCTGTACCAGCACTATTCATTGCTAAAATAACTTTTTTGCCGTTTGGTACGGAAACACCAGTCTGACCACTTACCAAAACAGTAATTGCAAAACCGCCAGTAGTGTTGTTAAAAATAAAGTAGATCTTCTTATTGGCGGGAACAATTAATTGACGGGCAGCAGTTAATGCGCCAGTACACTCAATAAACATATTCCGTGCTACACCAGTCGCACCATTGGGAATAGTAATGGTCTGGTTTGCGTCAGCCATTGCTTGAGTTACAACACCGCTAATTGACTGTTCAATCAGGGTTCCAAGGTTTGTATTGGTCGTAGTTCCCCACGTACCTGACTGATCGCCAGTACCGATAAGCTCTAAGGCTAGGTTGGTTGAGTATGTAGATGCCATAATAAATCCTATTTTAAGGTACTGTTATTTGCGTCCAATTTGGTGTTGAACTACTATTAATTGCTGCCCAAGGTATAGCGCTAGTAATCGTATCTGCTGCAGTTACAGACTCATTAACAGGCTGATTCATAGAAGAAATAGTTGTCATAGACTCTATTGCTGTAATTGCCTCATCAATACTTGGAGACCAGTTGCCATTACCTATATTAGTTTCTAGTGGAGAAACAGTTTCTGTAACATCTAAAGCCATTGTTAATGCATATACCTGTACATCTGTTGGCTCAGTCGATAACCCCCAAACGCCTTGGCTCCAAGTGCCAGCGCCCCAGCCCGCAAGGGCTTCAATAATGGAGTCGTTATATGTTGCCATCTTAGCAAGAAGCGGTATAAGTCACGTTTAAAGTATCACCATTAAGTACAGCACGACTACCAGCACTAAAGTTACCTGCTGAATATAAAGTACCAGTAGTACCAGACTTGGTGCTGTTACTGATTAAAAACGCACCAGCAATAGTAGCTGTACCGTTAATGTTAAATGTAGCAGCGGCAGCGGCAATAGAACTTGTAGCAGTTGCACTAAAAGTAGCGGCAGGGCGAGTAGCATTACTATACGCAACATTTTCAGACCAACCAGCATGAGAAGCCATTGTGTCGGCTACGCTATAGGTAGGGGCTGGAGATCCTTCAACTAGACCTAAAAACCAAGTTGTAAGAGGAGTAGTACCAGCAAACATAGCGTTTAGTAAAAGGGCTTTACCTACTGTTACAACGGCATTATCAAAAGTATCTGCCCATTTAACTTGTCCGTCTGCGCCTACGCAGGTGACTGTATATACGCCAGTAGCATTAGCAGATTCTTCAATCTTGCCACCGCATATTAAAGATGCACCAGAATTATCGGTTGCGTTAATTTTTTCAGATTGCATGACTGCTCCTAGCTAAATCGAAGAACGAATAATGGCTGAAGTAGCATCAGCCGTTGGGAAAGTAACTGTAAAAGTACCAGAGGTTGTCTTATCACTACCAAAATCTAATACTGCAACTGCCGCATTTGTAGTGCTATTGTAAATTAAAGCACCCCTACAGGTAAAGCTGGCACTTGTCCAAGTTACATTATTAAAGGACACATAAGCCGTTTGATCGGAGGATGCTGGGACTATGGGAGTTAGCGTATTACCACCTGCCGTATAGCCCGTGCCGCTGATTTCATTAGAAGTCGTGTATGTAAGCGTTGAATATGATAGATCCGCATTAGCCGTATATAAAGCAATTTTGTAGACATAGGAAGTACCAGTAGCAAAGTTCTCCAGCCCGCTTAAGCAGTTTTTCTTAAATACCGTGGTTTGTCCTTGTTGGATTGTCATGCGACCACATTACCTTTAAGATTAGTGTTTAGTTTGGTCTGTCCGTCTCTGTAGCTGTCGCCACGTTCCATACCGTTACCAAGACGTTGTAATAGGGCTAATGCTTCGGTATAGCGGTCTTTGTAGAAAGTAATAGTGTCTGGGTCAGACTTCATAAATGCAGCCGCTTCTAGTAAAGAACCATACAAAAGCACCGATTCAAAGTTGTCCCCAAGCCATGTTTGACCAGTAGTAACGGTAGTAATTGACTCTGGAAAGTAAAAATAATGAAGTTCTACGCTATAAGCAGCATCAGGGGTAGGACCTACAATAAAAGATAATTCATTGATAGCAGAGGTATCAGGTCCAAATAAAGCGTAGTAATACGGTATCCCAGTATCCGTAGGGGTTGGATATGCCTCACGAATGAAGTTTACGTCTTTGTTTAACAAGTATGTATAGCTAGTATCTGGGTTAATTACCGCTATAGAATAGGCAGCTAAAAAGTCTGTTGGGCAAGATAAATACTTGTTATTTATTGTAAGTGTGCCTGTGACGTTCTTACGCAATGAAGGTATCTGAACTGTGTTGTATATCCGTTGTTCTGCGTTGTAAACAAAGACAGGTATATTAGCTACAAAACCCCCAGTAGAGGTATCGTAGTTTTCGGAGTAGGCTTCAATAGCCGCAACAAGTTGAGTGTAATTCATTAACCCATTGGTCCTCTAGAGGTAAATCCTTTAGTAGCTGCGCCAGATCCACGTTGTTTCATACCACTTGTTTTGACGTCATCACGGTTTGGATTGCCCATACTGACACGCATTGCACCACTATCATTTGTAACTTCATTAGCAGACAATGTATTTGGATCACGCATTACTTTGCTTGGTTCTTTAGGGTTTATGGCTTTACCTTGCATATCATGTGGTTTGGCATAAACCTTAGCATTTCCTACTTCTTTACCCATTACTTTTTGAGAAAATTTAGCCATTATCGACCCCTTCCAGCAGATTTACGCATACCTTGATTCTGAACTTTGGCGAGGTTACGACCAATTTTTTTCATAACGTTTTGATCTTTACCACCCATCTTTGGCTTTGCTTTCATGCCTAATACTGTTGGACCTGAATCACCTAAGTTTTTACCTTCAGTTTTGCCTTTTTTAGCTATACCATCTGCGTCTTTTTTAAACATAATTTACTCCTAAGTTGATATTGTTACTGTACCTGTTTGCCCTATTGCAATCAAGTAGTTTGGTGTTAGAACCGTGTCAAAGCTACTTGCTCCGCCAACAGGATTCCAGCCCCATTGGAAAACCCTACTACCACCCTCTTGATAACCTACTCCCTCTTCGGTTGTATCGTTAGTACCGTTAATCTGTAAACCACTACTACCTGATGCTATATAACTTGTATCTGGTCTTGGGTTACGAACAGCTTGTGGGTCATCAACTGGATATAAGCCCAATGATAACTGCGGCTGATCGGGTTCCCAACACTCAGGACACACTAAAATATTTTTAATCTGTTGCTTTACAACCAGCTTTTTAAGCTGTTTTAGCTTATAACGTTGACCACACCGATCACACTCGGCAATTGCAAACTTGCCACTACTAAATTTATTAGGCATAGAAAGTGTTCCTTGGCACAAAACGGACAGAAGCTTTTTCTCTGTCTTCCGTAGATGCCATCAACCATTGTTCTTCATACTCTGCTTTTAGAAACTGTAACCGTGGTTGGGCTTCAGGAATCTTTTGCCCCATATAAAATGCCAACCCTGCAACCATACAGGGAAGCAAACGGAAAGGAATATCTTGTTCAGTAGCACCATTACCAGCATCTTGTATACGACGCATACGCCAGTAAATAAAGGTATACGAACCACCGCCAGCGTCAGGGGTGGGCCAAATGTTGATTGAATTAAGGTTTTGCACAGATATAGCCGCACTAGTTGAATGACTAGCTGCAGTCGTTCCGTTCTGCCCACGATAGCAATTAGTAAGGATATTTCCTACTACGTTTGCATATCCAATAATCTCTGAATCAATTTTAATAAACCCACCACTAGCTAATTTACTTGCATCACTTACAGTAATAGAGGTAACAGTAGCGCTAATAGCAGCTGATAGGGTTACAGTAGTAGTGTTAGTTTGAGCAGATTGACGGTTAATCCATACTTGTATTGGTCTACCAGTAGTTAGTTTATTAGGAATAGTTGAGTAGGTAGACTCAGAAATACGGCTAATATTAATGTCAACTTGATTGCTTGCTGAGCCATTATTTTGACGCACCACCATATCTAGTAAATCAATAGTGTCATTGTCAATAGGATATAAACCTTGCCCAGTAACTAAATTAACCTGCCCTTGCTCAATAGTCCACAGGTTAATACCACGATTAGCCCATTCAATAGTAAGCAAATTAAGACTTCTACGGGCTGTTTTTAAGTCATATCCAGACCGTAACTGCGAGCCACAACGCTCAAAAGCCTCTTCAACGA